GAAAAACATAAACACGAAACGAATGAAACTATCGGGAACCTTAAAGGGGTTAGAGGTACTGAGCTATTTGAAAACGATTTGGGAGCTCAACAGTACTTTCGAAAGCAAACAAAGGGGGTTGAATCGAAAGGGTGGCGGGACCGACCCAAGTATAAATCGTATACTCATCGTCCTCAGGGTCGGGAGCCGCGGAAAAAGCTGGCGGCGAGACGGTGGGAGGCCCAACTCTGTCACCCTCTGAATTGATCGGGGTGAAGGTATTGGAGCGCGGACCTCCCCAAAGGGTGATCTCACCGTAAGTATTCCAATCTAAAGTGGAACGGGGGGGAATAACAATGAAATCGCGGGCAACTTCAAACTTGACACCGCTAGCTTTCCAGTCGAAACGGAAGGCCAAACGAGCGGGGTCATACTTCGTGCCATCCAACCAACCTTGCAACGTCGGGGGGCGCACCCAAGCAGGGACAGGAACGCCGGGGAGGATCCAGCTAAGGTCTCCGCCAGAAGGGGTTGGTGTGGCGTGTGGCGCCCGGCTGTCTCCGGGAGCTTTGTTTTTGGTCGGGGGAATTGCACCACCCTGTTTATCGTAGGGGGCCTGCCGGCTGTCTCCAGCAGGATTGTTTTTGGGCGGTGGACTGGAACCACTCTTAGTCTGTGAAGGGGGGGACTCCTGATTAGCCGCCGTTGTGTGCTCCTGCTCGGCACCAGGGTGTGTACTTGCCGTTGTGTGCTCCTGCTCGGCTCCAGGGGAAGGAAAATGCGAACTAGAAGAGGCCGTTGTGTGCTCCTGCTCGGCACCAGGATAAGAGTTGTTGGTTGGGATAGCGGGTTTGGGATTGGGCCAAACACCGCTACGGATGGCCGCCAACCAATCGGCCGGGGAATCAGGGAACTGGCCTACCATGTTTTCCGTTGAGCTAGGCCACGGGCAGTGATCTTGAAGGAGACACCAAGGGTGGCCTCACTGGCAGAGGTCGTGCCAGATGAGTGCCAAAATCCAACGATGCGGGGAAGTTGTTCCTTGAATACCTGTGGTTTGACTTGCAGAGCGTGTTCAGGGTGCAAAGTGAGGGCAGCCTCGGGGGCAGGTTGCAACGTCGTTGGATGTAGTGTGACGTAGCCTCCGACGCTTTTAACGCCAGCCCAGGTGGTCGGAGAGTCTGCGTGCCGATCAACGATGCTAGTACATATGCAGCCATAAACCACATTGGCGTCCACAGAAGTGTCAAGGGATATCACGAAAGGGCCCACAAAGTCAACCTGCCTGAAATTGTCAACGTAGTACCGTACGTTCGGCGTGGTGTGCAAGGCCACAGCAAAGGAGCCAGAAGACCCGGTGAGAGTTATCGGCACCGTGACGGAGGTTGTCTGCAATGTCAGGTCGGTAAGCCCGCCGATAACGCTGGAACTAGAACCGGAGCCTTGCGAGACAGGGTCGGAACTGGCCATATTAACAAGCTTTCCAGGGGCCAAGATTCAAATACCGTGACCTGTAGGTGTCGTTGCTGTGGGTCAGGCACTCGTGATACGTGCTATAAGAATGCTCACTCAAGCCAGGGCACTCAGCAATAATCCAAGCCTCGTGTTTTCGAACGTACGAGGTGTGAGCGGCGGCGGTCCAGAGTGATTGGACGCAAGGGGACACGGAGTTATACCGGGTGACGAGGTCTGCCTTGTTTTGCAAGTCCCCAAGGAAAGCACACAGTACGAGTGATTTCAGAGGAGCGCAGATCATCGCCTACAGTAGCAGGTCAAGCACAATGTCCAACGTGTAAGTGACGAAAGACGCAGGAGGTAGGGGGGAACGGAGGGCCAGAGGAGTGGCACGGAGAAACAAGACCAAATCCCCTTCTCCGACAATAGGTAATTCCCAGGGGTCTTCCCGGCCGTTTTCCTCGCGATAATGGCCGTACAAGCGAAACAATTCAAAAGAAGCCTGTGGGCCAAGGAACTCTTCACAGAATCGGTACGTGACGTAGCAGTCCGTAGCCGCGTACACGGATTCTGTGATGAGGCAGACAAGATCCTCGTAACAGCCCGCAACGTACAACGGATCGTCACAGCGTGGTGCTAGTTCCAATATGGCAAGCAAGTTGATCAGGCTCACAGGTGCGAGTACAAGGGGCTCTTCGTCGAAGGTGAGGAGATTTCCTAGGGGTGATGGGTCGAAATCTCCGGTGGGGGGTGTGCGCTGTCTAGGGCCCATTGGGTAACAGCAATTGTAGTGGCAACTCCCAGCGTTACAAGAGGCGCCCCGGGTTACCAATCCGGGCTAGTGGGAGGTGTTTACACCTTAAGCCATACGACCTGCGTATGACCGACGTGGGCGAACTGTCCTCTCGGGCCGATAAGGGTACCATTTATAACAAAAGAGCGATAGGTGCCAGTACCGCCGCCGCCCGCTCACAGAGTGAGTTTCCGGCTGCCATAGGGGATTGCTCCCGATAGGCCCACCACGTCTCGCCGACCTGCGACTAACCTTTTATTGCAGACCTTGAGTGCCCTAATCGGGTGGTTTTTGGACTACCGCAGCGGTGCCAACCGGCCTAGCCTACTGTTTCCAGGAATGTGGCGAGGTTAACTACGGTCCTCACAGAGGGTCATGGATCCAGTTTAACGTCATGGCGGACGGGCTTAGTTTAACCTCATTGCGGAGGGGAGGATCATGGCAGCTTAGAGCCGACCAGGAATTCACGTGCAAACTTTAGGTAGTAGTCAGCAGCGAGAAGGTACTGGTCGTTGTTCTCATAGGCGGGTGCTGCCTCGCGAATGGCATTTTCAACCGACTGCCAGTATTCCGGGTCGGATCTTCCCAGTGAAAGGCCATGCTGGGCTCGGTGCATGATAACTTCGGAACTCAAGGCCAGAGAATGACCCCCAAACTCAAGACCGCAGAAGGTGGTGCGAGTGCCGTGGACCAGAATGGGGTTGAGCCGCCAGCTGCGGGGGTTGAAATCGGGGTTGGTTGTCCACTTGCCCAAAGTATTTTGATCATCACCAGCGACGGCAGTTGGAGTGCGGGCGGGACAGTTTAAATTGGCTCCTGTGACACCAGCGTTTACCAAGGAATTTATAATCCAGGTCCAGCGATCACCAGATTCTTGCTTCGTCCGATGGCGTCCCAAATGGCTGTAAACGTGCAGTCGCTTCCAGATGTAATGGACGATCAATGGTTTCGGAATACCAGAGATTTGCATAAGGTCAGCAGCAAAAGCAACGGTCACAGGGTCGCAGCCTTGGTCCCAGCTTGGGTAATCGGAGTTTGTCATTTCCTCACCGGGGCGCCAGCAAGATTGATACCAAGCATTCACTTCCTCAGGATTCTTCCGGCCATTGAGCAGGGTCGTGGGATAGGCGTACTTTTGGGCCATAAGTTCAAGGTAGTAAGCATGACAGGCGTCCTTAAACTGTTCGAGTGAGTTAAACTCACTGACGATCTGGCCAGGACGTGCGGGGGCGAAACGCTTTTCCTCTTTCTTAACATACTGGCTTTTAAGGAATAATTTGACGAAGTTCGGGGGCATGTCGATGTCGTTCTTGGCAATAGATGCGGCTATCTGTTTTTTCGTTCGTTTCGACAGCCAGGGCCCGAGGTGTTCTTGGTAGGCTCGTTCGTAGAGTTCTGTGTCCACGCCTTCCTCCCGCCACTTGGTTAGATCGAAAAACTTTGCAAAACCTCGGCGAAGCTGTTTCAAGCGGAACTTCTGGCCAGCATCGAGGTAGGGCTTGTCCCATCCCAGTCTTATCCGCTTTTTCTCCGAGAAGAATTGAGTAACCTTGTCAGAACCTTTATGATGTAGGGCGGACTGTGGGCCATCGTGTATATGTTGATCAGACCGCTCAAAGCTGTCGGGCAATTCCAATTCTCTCGTATCCTCGTCCAGCCGAGGTTCGAAGTGTAGCGCTGGGTCGACCTGTCCTTCCAGGCGTGGATAGGGCGGTAGCTTGTAGGGCACCGAGGGGGTTGAAAACACCATTTCATTGTTGATATCGACGTAGTGGCGGAGCATATGCTTGATGTCGGGGCTTAGCTGGTGTTGAACCCCTTTAGCGTGCCTGCTGAAGGCAGGCCCCGGGTTAGAGCGAATTCCCATCATGATTGAGCGGTGCGTGCGTGCTGTGTAGAAGTCACCCACGGAAGGTCGGGGGTGTTTCAGGTATGAGCCACGAAACTTCTTGTCCACATACTTACCAACCATAGGAGACGGAGCGGGGAGGCCAATGGCAGCAGCGGCGGCAGGGGAAAGACAAGACGAGATATGCGAGTGTACAGCCCGTGCAATAAGCTGTTGTGGATCCTTGGCCGCGGTGATTTCCGAAGTCTGCTGCGTAGCAGCTACAGCCAGGATGGCTGAGAGTATCTGGCTGCAGCTAAAAGCGCGTTCCACAAGAGCGGGTTGATTTACTAACCCGGAGCCCATGACCAGGAAGATGTTGCCAGTGGCTCGTGTAAGAGCGGTCCACACCGCGTTTTCGGAAGCAGTGGCCGTGAGTCCTCCCAGGTCAATGGCAACATCGCCGAAGATAGTGTGCCCCTGGATGTCAGAGAATGTAAAGCATTTGGAACCCCCGTTGTTCTTAGTTTCTGCGAATCTCGGAGATACCACTAGCAGCGGAACCCCACGTGGTACACCACTGGTGATATAGATACGACAGTCGTTGAGGGGGCGTCCAGGGCCGGGAGGGGCTGCGGGCAGGCCAAAAACATTAAGCACTTCCGTAGCGTTGCGGTACCCCTCCGTGGCATAGTGCGTCATGAGCGGTCGTAGCCAATCAGCCGTGGTCGGATCTCCGCGTGAAATGCTTTTCCCCTCAGATATGACCTGGGCGCCCTGAGGTAGGTCGCACGTGATGACTATGCGTTCAATGCCCTGGTTGGTGGCAAGAAGAAGAGGCAGGTAAGAGTTCACTAACATACCAGCATCATCAAGCACCAATGTGCCGGGCATAGGCTGAACAAGTGCCATGTACCTGGTGCAGAAATTATGTGCAGACAGGAAGGGAAACACAGGTTCCATTCTCTGTTTGAGCTGTTCGCGCAAGGTGTGCTCCCACGTGTGAAATCTCAGGTTCATGTTGTTCCAGCCACCCGCTGGGGGGTTGTTAGTGAGCCAGTTACCAAGAGCTTGAGTCTTGCCACTGCCACCAATGCCGTGGAAAAAAACGAACTCCACAGGTCTCGGTGTGAAGGAGCCCGCCGCAACACGCTTCCGCAGGGCCTTAACCATGGCATCCAGACTAGAAGCAGCCGCAAAGGGATCCAGGCCACGAAGCTTCATTACGTCTGGGTACTGTTTCAAATCGGCTGACAGGTGGTTTGCAAGCTCAAGATCCCCAGCGGTGAGGGTATATGGCACGATCTCAGGTCGAACTTGTGTCACAGCTAGTGGTCTGACAGGCGCACGGTAAGTTGCGACGTTATCGAACCGGGCGTGTAGAGCAGCTGCCGCATTGGGTAACGCGCCGGTGAGCCTATGGTACGCCGTCTGGTAAACTCTGATGGGTATGTTCAGGACTTCCATGATCTCAGATGCCGGGGTGTAGCGCGACATATAGCCAACCCAGGCATTCATAGGGACCACTCCGTTCCTCAAGTTAGTAAGCGGGTCAGCGGTTGAGGTGAGGTGGAAGGTCTGGTTGGGTGCAGTTGCCAGGTAGAGGGTGCCAGAAGGCCAGCCGGGCTTAGGTGGCTGCACACTTTCCGGTGGAACAGCAGGGTTGTACAAGGGGGGTTGATTCAGTCCACCAGGGCCTCGCGGGGCATTGTCGTTCAGAACAGCTCGTCGCAAAGTAATCCCGACTTGGAAGAAGTCAAAGACCCTTTCAAGCTCTGCCCGAGGTACCATGCCGGCGGCGCGTTGGACATCCTCACGGGTGGGGGGAACAGCGGGTGGTGGCTGGTGGGCCATCCAACATGCCATCAGGCGCGTAGCAGGTACAGGGATAAGTGTGCTAAGGCAATCCCAGACGCACATGTCCTGCGGGTTTGGTTGTACCGGAGGAACGGGGAGCCTGTTCATGACCTCACAGAACAAAGCGCAGTCCGGGAACTGAGAAGGCCTAATCCTGTAATTCCGAAGAGGATTGCCGGGAGCTAGTGGCAATGGTGCTTGTGGGGGCATTGGAGGGGCCACGTTAGGGGGGAAGGCTGGTGGAGGTTCTTCGGGCAAAGGATCCTGCGGTACAGGGAGCTGCACAGTGGGGGCAACCCGAAGGTTTTCGTCTAACTCAACCTCTACGACCAGCGGGGGTGTGGTCGGCTTGCACTTGACAGGTTTGACAGGTGGTGAGACCTTGGGGGGGGCCGGGCCAGCCTCTAAGTCCCGATGAAAAGGTTCCTCACCCTTCTTGCTAGTAGCCATACTGCACACACAGGCGATCAACTGATGTAGCAGGAGACCGCATACCACAACCCTATAGTAGAACTGGGGGGTGTGTTGCGGTGGCAAGGGAGTAAGGGGGATTTCGGGGTAAGGAACACCGTGGGAGCCATTAGTGGGGGGCCAGAAAGGGGGCATGGACTCGGTGACCTGCAAGTGCTGAGCCTCGGCACGGTCGAACCAAGGGATAAAACGTGGCCATTCGGAGAAAAGAGTGGTAGCAAGGATTGAGAGTTGATACCACACGGAGAGGCCAGCAGTAAACTGCATCTGTCCATACGGTAGGAAAAAATACAACGCATATCCTTTCTTGACGAGGTGCCAGGTAGGTGTCCAAAAGTTGTAAATGGGTACCCTAGGAGTCCGGAGACCTAGCCCGTGGAGTACACAGAAAACACCAATGGCCCAGGGAGTATAAATCCAGCTTGCTTCCACCTTGTGAAGAAAAGTCCGAATCCAGCCGTAAAAAAAGTACCAATTATGATGGATGAAGCTGACGACTGGGACAAGGAAAAACTTGCCTGGCACCCAGATGTGCAGGGAGCTGTTGAACCATGCTAAACGGGCTGCGAGAGTGTAGCTCGGTGGTAGATAGAAAAAGGGGACGTCGAACCTTTGACATATGTGACGGTACACGCCTGGAAGCATCTCATCATAAGGTCTGGACACAATGGTAGTGGTAGAGTAAATCCAGATCCTAGAATTGAACTCGTCACCAGAAGCGAGCAACGAGAAGGCACTTTGCACATATGTTTCCCAATAGAGAGGAAGAATCCCTAACAGCCAACTAATCTTCGCTGCCACGTAAGAGGCGTATGAAGGGGACTGGTGGAAGTCTATGAACCTGGTGTGCCGCGCGTACATAGCGGCAGCCCGCAACTGCGACGGAGAACAACGCTGCATCATAATTGTGAGCATTCCCGATGCCTTGGAATATATGTCTCGCATGTCCGTGCTGGAGACACGGGTTGAATATGCAGCAAGGGAAGCCATCAACAGGGGGTCAGTTAACCTGGAATCGAGATTGCCGAAGGGATGTACAGTCTTTGGAATCACACAAAGGCCTGGTAGGTTGAGTACCCGCTCAGGTTCCCTAAGAAGTTGGGGTCTGCTGATCACGAAGAGGTGGTGAGCGCGAATATTGTGCACCAGGGATACATGCAGGCATTCATTCTCGGGTGTGATGAGTCGGTCGGCCTTAAGCCATTGAACACACCCTGTGGGTTGTCTATATCTGCCACCAATGTCACCTTCGGGAATGTAGTGCAGATGCTTGCCACTGACAGCGAAGGAATAGAGATCTGGATATTGTGCCTTAATACCTACCAGTAGCTCAGGGGGTATGACTGCCGTGGCAACAACAGCCTGTAAAGTGGGATGACGGTCAAACCAACGTCCAACCACCGAGGGGGATAAATTGTGCAAGACGTCATGGGCAAACCAAAGCTTCGCAGTGCTTGAGGGTTCAAGCATCCCAGGGGGGGGAGTGTTTCGGAAACGAGGTAAATCCTTGCCCTCGTATTCAGGGTTAAACCAGCCTACAGGTGCAGGGAAGCCACCGACTCGCATCCTGTCAAGCTTTTCAGGGTTGAGCCAAAGAGCATACCATTCTTGGTTCTCAAGTAGGAGTGATGCCTGGTACAACATCTTGGTCTCGAAGGCGTAATGCACAGGGTGAGGATGAACCGGGGCACCAGGTTCGGGGGGTTGAATTCCTGCTTCCTCAAGGAAGTGAAGAGTCTTCTTGGGCACGCTATACTTGGAGGAGGCGCGGGCCACCGCTAACTCATTCGCGTACGTTCCCATATGGAGGGCCAGGATAGTGTTTTTAATGGCAGATCCGTCAAAAAAAGCGGGGTCTAGACCGTACCAACCCACAGGGAGGTGGGGTCTGCCATTGCCGGGAGTGACGTGGTAATAGGAGGAGATTCGCTGTATAGAATATCCAACGTTAAAAGCCTTTGAGAACAACGCGAATTCAAGATGGGTCATCCAGCCTCGATTAGGCAACTTGGCAGTTGGCACATCAAAGGGGTCCACTAGATCGCGCCAACACCCGCCGTCAAACGGCGGGGGTTTGCGAAGAAGGGGGTGGTGCCATTCAGGTGGGACTGCGAGACCTAGCTCGTCAGTCACCACTGGCCAATACAGGGTGACGGTATCGTCGCCCCAGCTCCGAATCCACCGATGAAGGACTACCCAAGCGTAGCCCAGAACGCAAAGGAACAGCCACTTAAGGGCTTCCATGGCGTGGTAGGGGTGTGGTAGGTTTC